TTCAACCTCATTCAGAAGATGACGACGGCTATTGCTGATCCCGAGTTTGACACCCGCTCTAGTTTCTATTCCTGTGAAGGGGCAGAGCCTGAAGCTGTGCAAAAGCTGATTGACGCTTTCAACTCCCAGGGCGACAAGAAGCTCAAGGACGAGGTGCGCCGCCTCAATCCGCATACGGAAAAGGCTGACATTCTCTCTGTCAAGACCGACGCTGAGGATAACCCAGACAGCTACGAGGTTCGCGTGCGCGCGTACCTTACGGCTGACGGGCGCGTTGAGCTGACGACACTGAGTCCCGAAATTCAGTCTGAGTTTGAAAAGCTCGCAGACAAGCAGGGCATTACGCTCGGCGTGACGATCCCCGTCAAGCTCGCGGCCTTGCTTAAGAATTTCCAGGATGAAATGGCGCACCCGCGTGGTCTTATCTCTGAAACGGAAGTTTCGCCTATCGTCAAGCAGATCATTTTCTGCGACACGCTGGCGATGCACAACAAGATCAGGCGCACGATCAGCCAAAAGGCCGGCGTGCCTGCGGGCAAGATTGCCATCATCACCGGCAAGACGAACAACGAACCCGAGCAGATCATTGACGTGCAGGACGGCTTTAATGCCCAGGGCGATGAGAACCGCTATCAGTGCATCATTGCGAACGAAAAGGCTGAAGTCGGTATCAATCTGCAAAAGGGGACTCAGGCAATTCACCATCTGACAATTGGCTGGACCCCGGACAGTCTCGAACAGCGCAACGGACGCGGCGCACGTCAGGGCAATGCGACCGAGCGCGTCACGATCTACTACTACGACGCTAACGGCACGTTCGATCAGGTCAAGCGCACGATGGTTAATCACAAATCCAATTGGATTAACAGCGTGCTTGGCGGTACGGACAACGAGGTTGACATTGAGGGCGGCATGACTGCTGAAATGCAGGAAAAGATTGCCCTGGCTGACGGCTCGAAGGAGTCCATTGAGCGCATCCAGCGCGAAAGGGAAGAGGCCGAAAAGGCGGCGCGCATTGAAAGCAACCGCTTTGTGCAGCGCACGAACCTAAAGACCATCCTTTCTCAGCGCAAGTACCTCGCTGACAACGCCTCGCCTAAGAAGTCGGTCGGTGTCTGCATGGCCGGCATTTGGGGCCTGTCCCTTCAGCTCAAGAAGATCGAGAAGGGCATTGAGGCTGATCTTAAGAAGCAGGCCGCTCAAAAGACCATTGACAAGAAACGCGCGGCGCAGAAACAGCTCACTGAACAGATTGATGATCTGTGCGGCAAGCTCGATAGGTCCGTTAAGTTAAAGAGCGTCGAATATTGGCAAAGCACGGAAATTACCGCAAAGAAGCTCTTTGAGAATCTCCTTGCCTGCGGCGCGACGGACAACAAGGTGCGCGAGTTCCTGCAGGCGCTTGTTGACAGCTGGAGAAGTTCTGCATACATCAAGCATGAACAGTATTCGCTGGAAATGATCGAGGGCGGTGAGATCAGCACCGAATGGCAGGCCGGGCAGGACACAGCCAAGGCGCTCATTGCAAGCGCCGTCGAGGCTTACACCTCGAACGCCGATAAGGAGGGCGCATTCCCTGCTGCAGTTGCAAGCAAAATCGCAGAATCTGGCGGCATTGTTCTCGGCAACGGGATGCCCGTTGTCAAGGGGACGATCCAGATTGTCCGAGAGGGCGCGGAAGTGATTGCCATCAGAGTTGCCGACGCAACCGAGGGTGACGGGGCCGTACCTTGCGGCGAGTGGGTCAAGACCTCCGATAGATTCAACAGTCTTCGCGTTGAGCGGATAGACCTTGAGGCAGGCGAAATCGCATTGCCTGGATCGCCCGCTTACGTGGACGCGCTGCGGGAGGCGGCAAAGATCGAGGACAGCCATATCCCCTACACCTGGTTCTCTGACATTGCGCCCGAAGTCCTGCAATACCGGACCTCCGCAGAGCAACAGGCTCACAATTGGAAGGGTAATAAACTTCCCGCGCCGTACTTCCCGTATGCCCTCCCGCCAAGGTGGGCGCGTCACGGCAAGATGTACGCTGAAATCGTTGAGTCTCAGAAGAAGATCATCAACGGATGGATGCGCGATAACTTCTACGTTGACGCTACCGTGGAAATCACCGAGGATGAGCGCTCTGACGGATGGGTGGCAATCTGTGAGGCGCTGAGAGACTACGCTCTGGCGAACGGACGGAAGCTCTCGATCAATGAACTGTACGACTCGGACATTTCGCACGCCTTTAGGGAAGTGTTCAGAAGTGCGCTCGACGCTGGCAATCTTGACCTGGAGGCCAAGGTAACGGCGACGAACGAGAACGACGCCAAGCAGCAGGTTGCCGATGCCATGTCGGAGGCTGCGCCCTGGGTGCTGGTCACGGCTGATGACATTCTGACCAGCCGCCTGGAATATCTGCTGACTGACGACATGGGCGAGAAGATCAAGAGACTCATACAATTTGCGTCTCTCAGAGGGTTCAAGGAAGATGATGTCGGATTCATTCACGGCTATGTGAACCATTGGAAGTGGGAAATCATGGCCGCCGCGAATCATTTGGGCGATGACATGAGTTTCCAGATCGACGGCAACAACTGGCGATGCCGCTTCAAGACTTGGAAGTACCTTGTCGAAAGCGAGCGCTACATTTCCAATCAATGCACCTTCAGCGACAGCAAGACGGGAGAGTAAGACATGAATACAGAGTACAAATTCGACAAGGATGCAATTCGGGAACGAGTGCAGGAGTTGATCGGTATTCTGCGCGAAAACACCGGAAAGACCGATCTAGTCGAATCCGGTGTTGCGGCGGTCGCATGGCGGCTAGAGCAGCGCCCCTTGTCTTATAGGGACTACGGCCCCTATTGGTGGGCGCTAAAGCGAATCCTGATTGCGCACAATGTCGCCGCCGGTGTAGAGATGGACACCGCTATCGCTAACGAGTACCGAGGCGACACGGACGCTGAAACCATTGTCATGGCTGACACGTTCCGCGATCTGTACCTGGGGACGTTCTTTAGGGGGACCAATGACTTTACGCTCGATGTTGACAGCGAAAAGCCCTGGAAACTCATCGACCCCGATTATGAAAATCTGGCTTTGATGATGTCTCTCTAACCCTCGACAAATGCCTGAGATCAACACTCAGGCATTTTTATTCCTTGATAACTTGAAAAGAATATCTAAACCAAGTATCCTACAGGTAAGGAAAAAGGCCTCTCAGGAGGGATGAAAAATGACAGCACGCGGATACAACAGATTCGATTTCGCCCTCGACGGAAAGAGGGGGTACTTGGTGGACGAAAAATTCCCGCCCGAAGAGAGGTGCGGATTCGACCCGTATGAGTACGGAACATCATGCCGCAATGACTTCTACTACCTGACCGAGCGCGGGCATGAGTACGGCGACTACTACCGGCTGGATGACATGGACGACCCTCAGGACAAGGGGCGCGAGCTTTACCGGGCCGAGCCGTGCGACTCGGACGGCCACAGGAGCGGCTGGGATGCCGTGATCCTGGAGGCGGTGAAGGTCAAGCATGGGCGCAGTATCCTCCACGGATTCAACCGCGTCGAACTGCCCGAGGGCGAGGGCGATGAGTAGTGCGAAAACGCGGAATGGCTGGGGCGGCAAACGCCCCGGCTCTGGTCGCAAGCCCCTTTATGCGGGGGAGAAAATGTCCCAGGTCTGCGTCAAGCTCACGACTCAGCAATTGGAAACATACAAGGCGGTAGGCGGCGCGGATTGGGTGAGGGATCAGCTCGACAGGCTATTTTTAGAGGCGGTCTCAGGAAAACAAAAGCCAATTGGCTGACTAGCCATCTTGACAATAGGGGGAATTGGAAACTCCCCCTTTTTTGTTGTTGAGAATGGCAAAAGAAAAGAGCGGCGGCGCAGGCTTTTTCGCTAAGTTTGGCCTTGGTGCTAAAGCGTGGACCGCGCAAAATGTTGAGCCTGCGCAGGAAATCACGCAGGGGAACACGTACCTGTACGGGGCCGGCACTACGACTGTCGCCTCGCTCCTTGGCTATGGGCGCAATTCTGCGCGCGCGCGTCAGCTCATCTACAGAAAGTGGATGCTCATGGAGGGGGATGCCATTGTCTCCGCTGCCTGCCGCCTGCTGGTGACTGCCGCCCTGGGCGGGCATGAAACGAATGGGGACATGGTTTTTATTGAGCCTACCCCGGACGCAAAAAAGAACAAGCGGCTGTCTGAGGTCGTCGAGGACATTACAAAGACCCTTTCCCGAAAGCTCAACAGAATCGCCTTTCAGATGGCCTATACGGGCGTTATTTACGGCGATTCCTACGCGAGAATTTATTGGCAGGACAAAGAGGGCGTAGTGGATATTGAGTCGGACGAAATGGTGCGCCCGCAGCTCATCCAGCCATTTGAACAGGGCGGGCGAACAATCGGCTATGCGGTTTCGTTAGGCGAACAGAATTTTGAGCGCATGGATATTACGCAGATTGCGCGCCTCAAGATGGCCCGGACGCAATGGATTCCGCAGCATGGCGTGGTCGAGAAAAGCTACAAGTGCGAGATCACGAACAACGATGAATTTTCTCTGCCAGTCATGCCGTCTATGGTCGGCGGTTCGTTGCTTTATAACGCCGAAGTCCCCTATGACAATCTGGTTGCATCAATCCTTGGCATGGTAGGCCAGAGGTGGATTGACTCTATTGATGAACAGATGATTACTGTCAACATGGAGTCAATGAACATTGACCAGCAAAAGAAGTTTTTGGAGAGCATGAAGCAGATGCTTTTGCGCTCCAAAGAGTACGCAGAGCAGGCGGTTGTGGGCGGCCATCCGATCATGGAGCGCGTGCGCCACATTGTCCCGGTTTACCAGGAGAAACAGCTCATGCAGATTCAGCCGGTCAACGCCGGCGGGAGCGGGCGGGCGGCCAATATCAGCATTGATGACATCATGTTTCACGCGCGCCTGCTTGCGGGCGCTTTGGGCGTGGATCTTTCGATGCTGGGCTTTGCCGATCAGCTTGCGGGCGGCCTTGGCGAGGGCGGCTTTTTCCGTACCTCCGCACAGGCGGCTGAGAATGGCCGCATCATCCGCAACGCTCTGACTGACTTTTTCAACTCCATCATTGACATTCACACGCTCAAAAAGTACGGGGTGGTGTTCAATGAAGGGGATCGACCCTGGACGATCAACTTTTACGGCACGATCAGCGCGCTGGAGAGCGAACGGCAGCGCACTAAGGGCGACGCAATGAACGCGGGCGCAATCTTGGTGCAGACAATCCAGCAATTGAAGGAGCTGGGCGCAACGCGCGAGATTGCAGAAGAGTTCCTGACGAAACAGATGCAGCTCGACGCGGATGAAGCCAAGCTCTATGCGGGCGTGGTGGAGACTGCCGGCGGCGATGATGCGGGCGGTGGATTTGGCGGCGGCAATGACTCCGCTTTTGGCGATGAGCCGCCCAGGATGCCCGAAAAGTCCGAGCCGCGAATCAGGCGAAAGAAAGAGCCGATCATTGAAGAGCATGACACCGATGCGGAGGCCTAGCCATGAGCCTCTACAAGAATGTCGAAAGCTCGGTTTCCGGAGGGGGCATCCTCAACGGGATGCTGAATGACCTTAAAAGCTCTGTCGGCGGCTACGCGCAGAGCGTTGTCGGGCAGGTGAGCCGTGGCAATCTCAGCGGATTGAACAGGGGCGCGATTGGCGCAAACCTAGCTGGTATCGGTCTCAATGTTGCAGGCCGCGCGGCGGGCGGTGCGCTTTCGTCTTTGGGCATCCCGATTCCCCCCGAACTCGCCGGCCGCTTGGCAAATACTGTCAACGGCCTCGCGCGTCAAAAGATGATTGGCTTGGTAAGTCATGGCGGTCCCAGGCACGGCGCTTTCATGGAGACGGAAAACCCGCTTATGGGCGGCATTACGCCCAGACGCGCGCTCGAAATGTTCAATGAATTGCAGGCAGAACAGCTTTCACGCAAAAACCTGTTTTCCGTGTCCGTGACCTCCGCGCTCGACGGCGGGGCGCATGACCTCCCGCAGAAATTCCACTTTTTCTGCACAGATGTCGAACTCCAGCCTTTCCAGATGGCAGGCGACAAGACGCAGATCGGGGGCGCGGCGGCTGATTTGCTGACAGGACACGAGGCCGTGCAGGTGTCGCTTACGACGATGGACGATGCGCAGGGCAGTCTGAAGCGCTGGTTCAGAACTCACTTTATCGCGGCAACAAGCAAAGACGGCACGATCAGCGAGCCAGGGAAGTACGCAATCACGATCAGGGTCAAGCACATGATGGTTGATCCGACGGGCGATTTTGAGTCATTCCTGGGATCAGAGAACTATGAGCATATTGGCCTCTTTCGGCCCGAAACGATGCAAGTTACCCTGTCGCGCCGCGAGGACAATCTTGAAGAGTTGCAGATGACATTCCAGCAGCTCGACACATTTATGCCTGTGTAGGAGTCTGAAAAATGGCACTCAAAAGCGATTCGCAAGGCTTTCTCGTAGGCGAAAAAATTGACATTGATGAAGCAGTCTCGCAGTTGAACGAGATCAGGGATGACGTGCGCTCCATTCGCGCAATGCTCGCCCAGGTCAAACAGCCAAAAATCGAAACGCCGGCGGCGGTATCTGAGACGGGCGCGCGCGACAAAAGCGAACCCGTCATTACGATCATCCCCGACAAAAAGGCAGTCAAGCCGATTGCCGATGCGGTAGCAAAGGCGGTTGGGCAGACGGCAACGCCTGACAGTCGGATGATTAGGATTGTTCCGGACAGAAAAGAAACGCCGGCGCGCAAAACCACCGATGAGCGGATGGTGTCGATTGTCCCCGATGCGGGGATGATTTCAATTGTTCCCGACAATCCTGTGCAGGCGGCGACTCCTGCCCCCAGGCGCACTCGCGGGCGCGCGGCAGAGACGGCGAAACCCAAGGACGAAAACAAGGCTACGCCTGTTTCCATTTCGCCGGAGTCAGAAAAGCGCCTGTCAAAGCGCCTCACAACTGAAGAGAAAAATCAGGCCAAGCGAGACGCAAAGGGCCGTTTTGTGGGCGAGGGCGCAGAGTCGGGCGATGAAGATGAGGGGTTGGAGGGCGCAAGCCTTTCTGCCCTGCACGGCATCCAGAGCGCTGTCGAAGGCGTGACGGGGGCGGCTCAGTCTGTCGCTGAAGTCGATCAGGCCGCCCGCGCAATTGGCGAGGTCGCTGAACCGATCCGATCCGTTACCCAGGTTTTCACTGGCGCGGCTGAAAAGACGGCGGAAAGCAAGTGGCTGAAGCGCATCTTTGGATTCCTGACCGATGCGCGCAAAAAGCAGACTGCCTACGAAAAGGCCACGGCTGACAGCCTCGACAAGATTGAAAAGAAGGATGGCGGCGCAGGGGCAAAGGGCGGTTTCATTGATTCCCTGACAAGCGCTTTCCCCGCCCTGGGCGGCCTGACCGCCACGCTGGCGGGACTTGGCACGAAACTCGCCTTTTTGGGCAAGCGTTTCCCGTTGATCGCGGGCGCGCTTAAGGGTTTCGGTTCGATCTTTGACATCTTCTCGGCCTGGAACAGCACGGACATGAGCCGTGAGGAAAAGGCCGAAAAGGTCGGGGGCGCGGCTGGGTCGTTCACTGGCGCGGTTGGCGGTATGCTGGGCGGGGCCAAGGCTGGCGGCTTGGCAGGCGCGGCCATTGGTTCTGTCATTCCTGTCGTAGGCACGGCAATCGGCGGCGCTGTCGGTACGTTCCTGGGCGGGCTTGCCGGGTACTTCGCGGGTGACTCCCTGGGCGAGATTGCGGGCAAGTGGTTCGGCAAAGCCTACGCTACCCTGACAAGCGTTGATTTCGGCGGCATTGTTCGCAACGCATGGCAGTCTGTCTGCAATGCGTTCGCGCCTGTCACCGAAGCGATCACCGGCGCATGGACGGCGACGACAAACGCATTTTCCAGCGTGTGGAATACGACGACTGAGGCAGTCTCTAGCGCCTGGGCCTCGACAACCGAGGCGGTTTCAAGCGCCTGGGATAATGTCTGCACGACGGCTACCGGCCTTTGGGAAAGCGTCACAGGCAAATTCGACGAGCTTGCGCAGACTGCCGGGAAGGTATGGGACGGCCTCAAGGAAAAGACCGAAAAGGCCTTTAGTTCTGTCTTTGACTGGATCAAGGAAAAGACAGGCGTTGATGTCAAGGGCGCGGTTGACGCGGCCAAGGAAAAGCTATCCGCAGGGTATGAAAAGGCGAAGGGCTGGGTGTCTAATGTCTTTGGCGGGGGTAGGGAAGAGCCGCCAGCCGCTCCCGCAACGACACCGACGGCCCCGGCTGCTCAAGCTCCTGCTACGGCTGCCGCCGCGCAGACTGTCGCACCTGCTCCCGCGCCTGAGTCTGCCGCAAAAAAGGAAGAGAAACGGGGATTTTTCTCTCGCGTGTTCAGGCGTGCGGATGCTCCAAAAGCGGCTGCGCCTGCTGATTCTCAGACCGCGCCAAAGTCTGCCGCAAAGACCGAAGAAAAGCCTGGATTTTTCGCTCGCCTGTTCGGGCGCGCAAAGAAAGCCAGGGAGGCCACGGACAAAACCAAGATGGCCGCAAAACAGGCCTTTGGCGATTGGGTTTTAGGAAAGACCAGCGAGAGATTTGAATCGGGCGGTCGAGGCGCAGGGACGATTTCAAGCGGTCGCGGAGACTATGGCGGCGCGTCCTATGGCACCTATCAGCTCGCCTCCAAGACGGGAACGCTCCAAAAGTACCTGAAGCAATCAGGGTACGGGGCGCAGTTTGCGGGATTGCGGCCTGGTACGGCTGAGTTCAATGCGAAGTGGCGCGAACTCGCAAAGAATGACCCCAATTTCGGCAAGTCTCAGCATGACTTTATCAAGGCAACGCACTTTGATCCCGCAATGGCAAAGCTCAAGGAGGCCGGCATTGATCTGTCCGGGCGAGGCCGCGCTGTGCAGGATGCAATCTGGTCAACCAGCGTGCAGTTCGGCGCGGGCAATGGCAAGACAAACGGCGCGTCCGGAATGATGGCAAAGGCCTTGGCTGGCAAGGACGTGTCAAAGATGTCCGATGCTGACATTGTGGCCGCCCTCCAGGACTACAAGATTGCGAACAATGACAGGCTTTTCCGCTCATCCAGCGCGGCTGTGCGCGCGGGGACGATGAATCGCGCTCATCAGGAAAAGGCGCTTTTGGTCCAGATGGCACAGGCCGATGAAAAGGCAAAGACGGCGGGGACCGGCGCGCCCGCGCAGTTAGCCAAGGCGGCCATGCCAGCCGTGCCAGCCATTGCCGCCGCGCCGAAACCGGCGGTGCAGGCCGCGCAGAGTGCGCCTCAAATGCCCGCTGTTCCTCAAACGACGGCAAAGATCGAAAAGGCCCCGACTGTGGATATGCCGCTCAATCGTCCCGAAGAAAAGAGCCTGACAGTCAAGCTGCCGACGGGCGATGCGGGTCAGGACGTGCGAGACAGAGCGATTGCGCACATTGTCACCGGCGGCATTGCGGTTTAGGAGAGTGAACGATGTCTGAAAAAAGAATAACGGGGCTGGATATTCAAAAGCAGGTTCGGCATTGGCTGAAAACGCCTATCAACGGCTATTTGGGATCGAGCTACGGGCAGGACACGAAAGCCCTGTTGCAGCGTCCGATGAGCGCCGGCATTGCTGACGATTACCTTGCAAAACTCAAGCGCGATGTCCCGATTTTGGGGATGCTCCCGGCTGACTCCGTGAACATCTACGGGCGCGTGCGAGGCAATGAGGCAATGGATTTGATGATCGAAGTCGCAGGCCAGGGCATTGCGGTTGAAGATTTGGAGAACTGATAACCATGTACACGAAAGCCGATTTTCAAAAGGTCATTGCTGATTCGGTTGAGCGCTATCCGACAGTGGCGGCGCGCTACAAGGCGGGCGATCCTGCAATCATTCAGCATATGGACGCGATGGCAACCATGCTTGCAATGGTGTCTCAGCAAATCGAAGTCGCTCAGACTGAAGTGTTTGAAAAGACCCGCGACTCGACTGTGCTTGCCGATGCCGCAATGCGCGGAATCATCCGCAAGGGGACGGCGGCGCGCGCAAAGCTCGCAATCGTGAACTCAGGCGTTGAGGCCGTGACTGTCGAATCCGGGCGCTCGGTTTTGGATGCCAGGGGCCGGCATTGGGTCATTGAGACGGCGGCGACTGTTGCGGGCGGCGAAACGGGCTACTGCACGGCGGTTCAATGCGACGTTGTGACTGTCGAGCATACTGTGGCTGACTCCGAGCCGTTCTACGCAGCCAAAATCCCCGAGTCCGAGGATGGTTCATATCTCTGCGCCGTAGGCGTGGCAGATGGCGAAGGGGAGTACAAGTACCGCGAGCGTTATGTCAATGCCGTCGCAGGCGAGAGGATTTTCCACCTCGAAGTCGATGACAGGCAGAACGTGTACGCGCGCTTTGGGCGCGAGGGCGTGATTGGCACTCAGCCCACCCAGGGGACTGTACTCACCCTGACGATCACCTACACCCAGGGCGCTATCGAAAACGATTACGGCGAGCCTTTCGCTTTTCAGTACACGCAGTCTGCGCTGGAGGGCAATCTTGCATTGTCATTTGAGGAATTGCTGGAGGTGGGGCAGGACCCGATCAGCATTGCGCAACTGCGTGATCTCGCAAAATACCCCTCTGTCTATCAGACCGGCGCGGTGTTCCTGGGAGAGTTCGATTTCCTTGTGCGTCGCAATTACCCCTCGCTCAAATTCCTGTCCGTCTGGAATGAGACGATTGAAGAACAGGCGCGCGGGGCAAGCCTCGACAATATCAACTGCATTTTTGTCGCCTGCCTGTCTGCGACGGGCGAAGAGCGCGTTTTGATTGACACCGCCGAGAACGACCGCGTACCAGAAGAGATTGAAGAGGCGGAATGGACGGATACGCAAAAGGCGATTGCCCGCACGATTGCGGTAGCAGATGACTCCTACCGCGTTCGGTTCTATACGCCTGTTCGATCTCCGATCAAGATCACAATCCGCGCAACTGTCTCGACCTCGTTTGTCGCGTCCGACGTTAAAGAAAAGATCATTGAGGTAATGCTTGCAAATTTCGGTGAAGAAACCGCCGCCGCCCAGCATGGCTACATGAATCCGCTCTATCGAAAAATCTATGAGCTGTTGCGCCAGGGCGTGACGGCCCTTACGAGCGGTGACGCGGATTTGACTGTGGCAATTGCGGAGGACCTCAACCCCGCTGTGCGTCCGGAACTATGGCGTTACGTTGATCGTGATTCGCTCGACGTTGAGGTGAAAACCGCAAACATTGTCATGCCCACTTGGGGCGGGGCAGCCCGAGGATGGTAAAAAATGAGCCGCGAATTTGACTTCCCTGAAAGCAAGCTGCCAGAGCTTGCCCCATTGAAAGAGTCCTTTACTGTTGACAAAAGCGAAGAGGAACTTAAAGCCCTTTTCCTTGATGTTTTCGGGCAGACCCTAGCCGCGCCGCTGTTCGACCTGAACGTGACGGGCATGGCCGTTTGCGGCTCTTTCGACTTGGTGCGCCGGTTTATCAATACAGATGGCCTGGTGCTCCCCAGGGGCGACGGCGAAGAGGTCAATACGCGACATATTTTCCGCGCCTGGAACGCGCGCGAATTGCAGGGGCGCGGCCTGCAATTCCTCAAGACCTACTTGCAGGTCCTTTTCCCGAACCAGATCGCCGTCAGGCAGCAATGGCAGGTCAAGGATCGCCCGTACCCGACCGCGCTATTCACCGAGGACGATTGGCTGATTCGCCCGATTGATCCGGAAACGATGTTTTTAACGTCGCGCATCCAGATTGCAATTGACTTGACAATTGCTAACAAGATTCTGACGACGTTCATCCCGGTCATCCGCTCGGTAGTTCCCGCTCGCTTTGTCCCGACGATTCAGTACAACCTGACGGCTGACATTGGGCCGCTCACGTATGAGCTGCTTCACCACCTTCTCATGGAGAAGGAATCCGAGGCGCAATATCCTGGAATGTCTATCGACATAGGGCCGTTCGATCTGGAAACTGAGTTTGTTCTGCCCTATGTCCACTTCATCCCGGATGAAACCGAGTGGCACATACGCGCCGATGACGACCCGCCGACCTATGAGCTTACGACGTTCACGATGGACGATGAGCTTGAGATCGGCCACTCCATCTATCACGAAATCACATTCACTGAACCGCGATACATATCCGACCTCGAAAAGGACAGGTGGCACTTGATCGCTGACGACGATCCGCACCCGTATCTGATGAACGCGCGCGAGATTGAGATCGAAATTGGCAGGACTGTGTTCCTGGAGGCCGAATGGAATCGACCGCGCTACATCACGGATGATCCCGCGCTTGTCTGGCCGCTGGCTGCCGATGCTGACTCTCGGGGCGTTTACATCATGGACGCGCCGCGAGTTGACATGGAGATTGAAGTGTCCTAAGAGGAAAATTGCCCGCTTTTGAGCATCAGTCAGCCCCGAAAATCCCGATAAGTTAACTTGTTTCGGGTATCCGCAAATGGCTGATGCTGTCATCCTGAACGTCTTTCGCCGCAAATTGGCCAAGGCCCTTAACGGCGATTTGACGCTTCCCAAAATTACGCACATGGCCTTCGGTGACGGGGGTCACGATACTTCTACGCACGAGCCGATAGAGCCTGATCCTGCGCAGACCGCGCTGAATCACGAGGTTCTGCGCAAGGCCGCCGCCGCTCATTGGATTGCCGATGAGTATGGAGCATCCGTTCGCTGCACGATTGAAGTCAATGAGCTGGTAGGTGTTCACCTTTCCGAGGCTGCCGTGGTTGATGAAAACGGCGACTTGGTGGGCGTCAAGAATTTCGCGCCCAAGGTCAAGGAGTCCGATGAGACCTACACGATTACGCTGACTGTGAGGGTGTAGCCATGACGTATGTTTTGCCTTACCCCGAAATCAAAAAAATCGGACAGGACCGCCCGCAGGCCAAGCCCGAAACCTGGAATGCAACTTACCGACAGATTGACGCGAACTTTGCGCAAATCCTGGGGGACATGGAAACACTGTCCGAGGCTACGCCGGTTGTCGCGCGCTCAGATTCACGCCCTGCCGACATTGCGGCTGGAGCGGATTACGCGGTTCCGGTGCACAAGGTCGGCTCGGGCCAGCTTGTTGTGTTTGTCGAGGGGCTGCGCTGTTTCGCTGGCGTCGAGTACACCGACGTTTCCGAGACTGTGATCCGCTTTACCAGCGCAATCCCCAAGGACTTCCAAATTGTCTGTGTCTCAACGGGCGCGGCGTGAGGTGATTGAAATGGCCGTCGCGCACGACTTCTACGTTGACAAAGGCACGGACTACGCAATCCTCGTCGGCCTTGTCGATGACGATGAAAAGCCTCAGGACCTCCTGGGGTTCAAGGCGCGCATGCAAGTCCGCGAGAACTTCCACTCCGAATGGGCTGCCGATGAGCTGACGACCGAGAACGGGCGGCTTGTCTGCGACAGCGACGGCCTGCACGTCTCTTTTCCCGGTGCTGTGACAAGCAGGATGCCGCCCAAAACCTACAAGTACGACATTGAACTGATCGCGCCGAACGGCTGTGTGACGCGGATTCTCGAAGGGCGCGTTTTTATCCGAAGCGAGGTGACGCGATGAGCCGCGGATTTGTCACGAACCCCACGAAAAAGATCGTCATTCACGTTGCCGGCCTCCAGGGCGCAAACGGCAAGGACGCTTACCTGATTGCCGTTGAAGAGGGCTACGAGGGGACGCGCGAGGAGTGGATAGCCTCGCTGCACGGCGCGAAAGGTGATCAGGGCGAAAAAGGCGAGAAGGGCGACAGAGGCTCTTTCACCGAGGCTGACAGAGACGAAATCGTTGACAAGCTGGGCCGGCAGATCGAGCAGGGAATCATCCATGTTCCGACCGAAGGGAGTGGAACGGACATTGATGAGTTCGTCAAATACTTTGAAAGAGAACTTGGTCCCGGACTAGGCCCCCTGGATGGCGAAGAAGAGACCAATACGGACGGCGAATCCGAGGTTGACCCCGTAGCGATTTTTGAAAACGAATTGAGCGAAGGAGCTTAAAAAATGGCAACGCTTTCTCAGCAAATTGTCGCGCTCGCGCGCCGCATGGGCGCAGAGTGCAAGGTCCTGCATGAACAGATCGGCAATCTGAACGATCTGACTGTTGAGCAGAAAACCAACCTGGTGGCCGCAATCAATGCGGTTTACGGGGCAGTCTCCACTCTGAGCAGCCGCGTCACGGCGAACGAGGGAAGCATTACGACCCTCCAGAGCGATGTGGATGCCGCCGAGGCCGCGATTGAGCGCCTGGAGCGGCAGATCATCGCTCACTCCGAGATTGATGACTCTGATCCGACCGCAACGGACAAGGCATATTCCGCTGCGAAGGTTGAGGCCCGCGTCTCTGAGGCCAAGCAGGAAGTCAAGGATGACATTTTGGGCGGTGCAGGCGCGGCCTACGACACGCTCAAGGAACTCGCAGACCTGATCGCCACCTCGGCTGACGAAATCGAAGCAATCAAGCAGATCGCCGCCGGCCACGTCAAGTTTGACGAGGCGCAGGACCTCACCGCCGAGCAGAAAGCCACGGCTCGCACAAACATCGGCGCGGCCTCCGCTGCCGATCTCAATGCTCTGAGCACCGCCGTCGGTGACACGGACACGAATTTCGTGACCTACTTTGAGGCGGCTCTGGAGGGCAACACGATTGTCGAACCCGGCGCGTCCTATGTCGAGGAAGAGTTCGTCGATCCCTAGTTGAGGTAACGACATGAGCTTGGACAGCCGAATTATTGACCTGGCACGTCGAGCGGGGCAGGAGGTGGCAAACCGCCTGCCCACGGAGAACGTCATGAGCAAAGGCAGCTCGACGATCCCCGTCTATTTCGACGGCGAGGGCAAGGCAAAACCCATCAGCTCCTATGCGGGCAACGCGGCAACGGCAACAAACGCAGAAAGCGCCGCCGCTGCCGAAAAGGCCGCAAAGGACGCTACGGGCAATGTCATCACAGAAACCTACGCAACCCGCGCGGCCATGAGTGCCAAGCAGGACGCAATGGCCGAGGTGACGCTTGAAGAAATCCGGGCGATTTTTGAGAGCTAACTCTTTTTTTCACTAACTTTGAAGGAGCCAAAAAATGGCACTCAATTATGTTTCCAAGGCTGGCCTCTCGTATTTTTGGGGCCTCATCAAGACCAAGCTGAACGCCAAACAGGACACGATCAGCGACCTCTCCACGATCCGTACCAATGCTGCGACGGGAGCGGGTCTCAAGACGAAGGTCGACGGCATTGCCGAGGGCGCACAGGTTAACGTGATCGAGACCGTCAAGGTCAACGGCACGGCCCTTACCCCGACCTCCAAGGCTGTGTCGATCACTGTCCCGACCCAGCTCTCGGATATTGCTACCTCCGATCAGCAGGCCGCCGCAAATTCTGGAATCACCTCCACGAAGGTTGCTGACTACGACGCTTATGCGACGGGCAAGCAGGATGTGATTTCCGATCTCGAAACGATCCGCACGAACGCCTCTACTGGTGCTGGCCTGAAGTCCAAGGTTGACGGCATCGCCGCCGGTGCTCAGGTTAACGTCATCGAAACTGTCAAGGTGAACGGCTCTGCCCTGTCCGTGACGAGCAAGGCTGTTGATGTGACTGTGCCGACTCAGCTCTCCGACATCGGCACGGAAGTCCAGATGGCCGCCGTCAACTCCGGCATCACCGCCGCCAAGGTTAGCACCTACGACGGCTATGCCGCTGGCAAGCAGAACGCCCTCTCTGAGGCCCAGCTCGCTGCCGTAAATTCTGGCGTGACCTCTGCCAAGGTTGCCGCCTGGGACCTGCTCGACAACGCCAAGGCTGACAAAGCCACGACGCTCGCCGGCTATGGCATCACCGACGCTTACACCAAGACGGAAGTTGACGGCAAGCTGACCGGCGCATTCCACTACAAGGGAACGAAGGCCTCCTACGCTGAACTGCCCAGCACCGGCAACGTCCAGGGCGACGTGTGGAACATCACTGCAGCCGACTCCGCTCACAACGTGAAGGCCGGCGACAACGTGGTGTGGAACGGCGAGGATTGGGACGTGCTCTCGGGCATTGTCGATCTGTCTGCCTACGCCAAGACCGCCGATCTGGTGGCCGTCACGAACGCTGAAATCGACGAAATCGTGAACCCCTCCGCCTAATTCAGGCGAATCGCTGTGTGTAGTTGTTTAGGTTAATACATAAACTGAAAGAGGCAGTTGTAAATGTCAATTTCCTATATCTCAAAGGCAGGACTGACGCGCTTTTGGGCGCAAATCCAAAGCAAATTTGCAGCCGCCTCGCACACGCACACGCTCAGCGAAATCACGGACTTCGACAGCAGTACCGCGCCCGCGCGGGCGGCATACGTTGCCAGCGCGGACGTGGCGGCAAACACGGAAATTACAACCCCGACCCATACAGTTGGGTCTACAAAATTGTTCGTGTACGTGGATGGCTTGCTATGCCGCTCTGGCGCAAGCAATCAGTACATTGATTTTTCAGCGACTTCGATCAAATTCAACCAGGTTTTGCCCGCAGGCTCGGTGGTTGATTTTGTTGTGTTCCCGTAATTTATGAGGATACAAAAATGGCATTGCCTCGCCTTTTAGAGCGTCTTTTTCAGTCCAGTGGAGCGGGGTCGCAGCTCAATCGCTCGATCCTGCCGGCGGCTACTGCGTCGGATGCCGGCGCAGTAACACTTTCTGACAGCACCACTAGCGCCGCATCGGCTGCTGATGGTGTTGCGGCAACACCCGCCGCCGTAAAGGCGGCGTTCGATATGGCAGACATCGGTCTCGTAATCGAGAACGGCGTTCTCTGCGCAAAGTATGAAATCACCGATGAGGAATAAAAATGACGACTGTTACCAACCCGATTCTGCTCGACTCGACCGGCCTGCGAATGGCAACGGCTCTTGAGTCCATTGCCGCACAGCCTGCTTCTTATGTCACTATTGGCACGACTCAGACTGTTACCGGCCAAAAGACCTTCTCGGTTGACCCGAAGGGACACAATGGCCAGATGTTCTTCCCTGTGCCTAATTCCGCTGAAGCGCACAACTGCTTTTACAGAGGCGAAAATCTTCTTGGCTCTGGGCATTTTGCAAGCCTTGCAGCTCTTTCTGAGGCTGTTCAGGCGGGTAACTTTTCTGACATCTTTGTGGGCGACTACATCGAGCAGTCAGTCACTGTCAGCGGTACAGCTTACAACGCAGTCTGGCGTGTCGCAGGGATCAACTATTTCGCCAACGTTGGAGATACTCAGCCTGCAAGCAACCATCTCGTCATGGTTCCGGACGGCATCATTGGCTCTGCGGTTATGAATGATACGAACACGACGGCAGGCGGATTCCTTGGCTCAAAGATGTGGACTACCACCCTGCCTCTCTACGTAACCGGTATCCGTAACGCTTTCGGTTCTTCCCACGTTCTGAAGCATCGCCGGTTGCTGTCTAGCACGATGAATGCCGACCTTACATCTATGTCTATTCCGGGGTGGAAGGGCGCTGTTACGTGGGATGGATGGTCTTGGACTGATGTGTATGTCTGCCTGATGACCAACACGATGGCTATCGGCAGAAGTGGTACGGCATCCTCCGCACG